CTTATTAAAGTTTACCGATATTGAAGTTGAAAATAATGAAAGGTCGGGTAGATCAAGAAAGAAAAGAGCAAGGATATTTAAAGAAGCTGATCTTGATTATGAAAAAGAAATATTAAAGTCTCAAGATAGGATAACAAAGTTAGAAACTAAAAACCAATTTGACTTACTACAAATTGAACTTCAAGGATTAGCAGAGAGATCTATTTTAAAGCAAAAGGAGTTTGAGGAAGATCAAGCAAGGAGGTTAAAGGATTTCTTGCTTAGTGAAGCTACTCTTGCTGAGAAATTGGAGGCAGAAAAAAGATACAATAATTCAGTAGCAGAGTCAAGAGAAAGTTTATCTAAATTCTTAACTCAATTAGATACTGAATATGTAGAGAGATCATCAGACATCAAGGAGCAACAAGAGTTAGATGATGTATCTAAATTCGGACAATTACTTGGTGTTTTTAATACAGATAGATTAAAGTTTCAAGAGGACTTTTTGTCTAAATATACTGATTCAGAAATAGACAGGGTTGGAGTCGCTAAACAATTAGAAGCAGATAGATTCCAAAATGAAATGACTAATCTTGACGCAAAATTATATGCTGCTGAACAAGCAGGAGAATCTACTTATGCAATAGAGCAGGAAATAGCTAATGCAAGAAGGTTAAATTCAGAAGCTAACATTAGATTATCTGAACAGGAGCGAGATGCTAAAATAGCTATTGCTAATCAAGTTGGAGATGCGATAATAAAAGTTGCAGGAGAGGGTTCTACTGTCGGTAAATCGGTTGCTGTTGCCCAAGCAATTATGAATACTCGTGAGGCTTTTACTGCTGCGTTAGGTGCTAAACCATACGGACCTTGGAATATTGCTCAAGCTGCTGCTACTTTAGCTATGGGATTCCAACAGGTAAAAAAGATTATGTCAACAAAGATAGAGGGTAAAGATCCATCGGCAGCAGCAACAGGTGGAGCGGGTACTGTAATTCAAGCACCTGACTTCAACATTGTTGGAGCATCTCCTGAATCTCAACTTGCTTCAGTTGTATCTGAATCACAAGCTGCACCTGTAAAGGCTTTCGTGGTTAGCAAAGACATAACAACACAACAAGAACTTGATAGAAACACAACAAATGTAGCATCATTTGGTTAATTTAATAGATATGAGAATAGTAGAATTACTTATTGACGAGAATGAATTGTTTTCAGGTATTGAAGCAATATCCATAGTAGATAGTCCTGCAATAGAAGAAAACTTTATAGCACTATCAGAACAGAAAAAGGTAGAACTTGCAGAGGTTGACAAAGAGAAAAAGATACTTATGGGTGCTGCCTTGATTCCTAACAAGAACATCTATCGTACTGATGGAAAGGAAGAATATTATATTTACTTTTCAGAGGACACGGTTAGAAAGGCATCGGAGTTATTCCTTATGAGAGGCAATCAAAGCAAATCGACTTTAGAGCATCAAGCTGAATTACATGGGTTGACTGTTGTAGAGTCTTGGATAGTAGAGGATGAAGTCCATGATAAATCAAGAAAGTATGGTTTGGATATGCCTGTTGGAACTTGGATGGTTTCGATGAAGGTGAACAACGATGAGGTTTGGAACGACTATGTAAAGACAGGCAAAGTAAAAGGATTCTCTATTGAAGGCTACTTTACAGACAAAGTTAATATGTCGAGAATAGAGGAGTTGGAAGAAGAAGGAGAAGCAAGAGAAATCCTGTTAGAGATTGCCAACACTATATTAGGAAATAAGTATGAATTCAAAACATACGGAGACTACGGACAAGGAGTCAGAAACAATGCTAAAAGAGGAATTGAACTAAATAAAAAAGTAAACAATAAGTGCGCCACCTCTGTGGGGAAAATTCGTGCACAGCAGCTCAGTAGGGGTGAAAAACTCAGTGTGTCCACGATAAAGAGGATGTACAGCTACCTATCAAGGGCAGAGACATATTACGATCCTAACGATACGAAGGCTTGTGGAACAATTTCATACCTACTTTGGGGAGGCAAATCTGCATTGTCTTGGAGTAGAAATAAATTACGAGAACTCGGAGAGATAGATTTAGCTGAAGTAGATTCAGAGGGAAACGTAGTTAAGTCTCCTAAAGCACCTAAATCAGATACGCCTAACAAGAGTCCTAAAGGTAAAGGTTCTGCAAAGGGAGATGCTTCAGGAAAGACAGGAGCAAAGGTATCTGCTAAAGATAAGGAGACACTAAAGAAGAAGTCTGATGAATTCAATGAGAAGTATAAAGAAAAGTTAGGCTACGGAGTTACAGTTGGTGTATTAGCATCTGTGTTCCAAAGAGGTCTTGGTGCTTACAATACATCACATTCTCCTAATGTAAAGTCGGCTTCTCAATGGGCATTTGCAAGAGTAAACGCCTTCTTATATTTAGTTAAGAATGGAAAACCTCAAAACGCTAAATACACAACAGACTACGACTTATTACCAAAGAAACACCCGAAGGCTTCTAAACTATCAGAAGATGGTGGATGTGGATGCAAAGATACTTGTTTAGATGTAGAGTTAGGTTTATATGATAAAACGTATAGCGACTATCCCGAACAAGCTAAAAAGAATGCTGCAAAAGCATTGAAGTATAAGGAAGATAACAATCCGAGATGTGGAACACCACAGGCTTGGCAGTTTGCTCAACTACTTGTAGATGGCACAGCTATATCAAGATGCTTAATATCTGAGATGGCTTCTTATAATAGATTTGAGAAGAAGAAAGGTCAATCATATTCAGAAGGATGTGGAGGACTACTTTGGGATGCTTGGGGAGGAGAGGAAGGAATCCGTTGGGCAGAACAGAAATTAGATGAGATAAATAAATCTGAATCAAGAATACAAGATGAGGAATAGAGGTAAAACACCAAGCAATACCTCTCCAAGAGGAGGTAAGAGAGCCTGTCTATGTTCCGATGGCACTTATTCAATTAAGTGTTGCGATGGTTCATTATGGGCGCAAGGAATAGGTAATGTAACAGGCAAACCATCTTTCTTCTTGGCTCAAGAAGATGGTAATTTAATACTCCAAGAAAATAACTATAAAATAAAAACGTAATGGCGAATTTGAAGATTTCTGAATTAACATTAGCAACCAATCCAACAGGAGAAGAATTGTTGGTTGTAGTACAAGGTGATACTACAAAAAAAATAAAGATAAACCAAGTGTTAAACTACATAACACCAATTTCATTAACTGTGTCAGATGGCGAGACTGTTGATTTAGGAGACGAAGAATATGATGAAGTAGAAATGATTAGATTGCATTGGGATGGTGCAAATGGATCAATGACATTAAACTTGCCTGATGCCACTGTTAACACAAACAGGGTACTTAGATTCATATCTAACGGAGGATTTCAAACTGCAACAAGAGTAGAATTAACAGCAGTATCAGGTCAAACTATTGATGGTTCTACATCTTCATACACAATAAACAAGGAGTATGAAGGAATCCAACTGTGGAGTGATGGCGTAGAATGGTTTATCATTCAGAAAAAAGCATAGGCATTTGCCTAAAAATCTAACAGTACAAAAAAATACTGTTATTATATTATATATTAATTAATTATAACCTTTTAATTTATGGAAAGTATTAAAGCAACATCTATCTTAAATGATATTATGCAGAAACTTTCTTTGATTGAGAAACCTGAAGTGAAGGCTGAAGAAGTAGAAGTATCTGCTGAAGAAGTTGTAGCTGTTGAGGAAACAATCCAAGAAGAAGTGCAATTATCAGAAGAAGTGAAAGATGAGGTTGTTGAAGAAACAACTGATCTTTCTGAAGAATTGGCTGAAGAACCTGAAGCGATTGAAGAAGTCGTTGAGGAGGAAGTCAAAGAAGAAGAACTTGATGAGGAAAAATACGTTGGTAGAGACGAATTTGAATCAAAGATTTCTGAATTGAAGGAAATGATTGAGGGATTGAAAATGGAAAAGGAAGAAGAAAAAGTCGAGATGTCTAAACAAATCGAAAAGCTATCTGCCGAACCTGCTGCAACTCCTATCAAGCATAATCCTGAAGAAACAAAATCCAATGCTCAAGGATATAAGTTTGGGCAAAACCAACCACAAACAACTCTTAACCGAGTAATGTCGAAATTAATCTAAATAAAATAATAAAAAATGGCTACTACAACTTCAATTACTACTACTTACGCAGGAGAATTTGCAGGAAAATACATTTCTGCTGCTCTTTTAAGCGGTGCTACCATTGAAAATGGCGGTATCGAAGTAAAACCAAACGTAAAGTTTAAAGAGGTAATCAAGAAAGTATCTACTAACGCAATCGTTAAAGATGGTACTTGTGATTTTACACCTACTTCAGAACTTACGTTGACAGAGAGAATTCTTCAACCTGAAGAATTTCAAGTGAACCTACAACTATGTAAAAAAGATTTCCGTTCAGATTGGGATGCTGTTCAAATGGGATATTCTGCATTCGATCAGTTACCTCCATCATTCGCTGACTTCTTACTTGCTCACGTTGCTGCAAAAGTTGCTCAAAAAACAGAGCAAAACATTTGGGGTGGTGTTGACGCTAACGAAGGAGAATTTGATGGATTCGCTACATTATTGGCTGCTGATGCCGATGTTGTTGATGTAGTTGGAACTACTGTTGATGCTTCTAACGTAATCGCTGAATTAGGGAAAATCGTTGATGCTATTCCTTCTGCTCTTTACGGACAGGAAGATATGTACATCTATGTTTCTCAAAACATCGCTCGTGCTTATGTACGTGCTTTAGGTGGATTTGCTGCCGCAGGTCTTGGTGCTAACGGTACAAACAATCAAGGTACTCAATGGTGGAACAACGGATCACTATCTTTTGATGGTGTTAAATTGTTCGTTGCCAATGGACTTGCTGATGATACTGCTGTTGCTGCTGAAAAATCTAACCTTTACTTCGGAACAGGATTATTGTCCGATCACAATGAAGTAAAAGTTATCGACATGGGAGATATTGATGGAAGTCAAAATGTTCGTGTTGTAATGCGATTTACAGCAGGTGTACAGTATGGTATCGGTTCTGACATCGTTCTTTACTCATAATTATTGTCTAACATAAAGGGGTAGGTAGGTAGTGCCTACTTACCCTTTTTACTAAAAAAAATATAAAACTATGGCTTGTGATTTATCATCAGGAAGATTAAAACCCTGTAAAGATGCGGTAGGTGGAATTAAGAAAATCCACTTCGTAGATTTCGGAGACTTAGGTACAGTTACTCTCGGGAGTGATGACGAGTTGACCGATGCGACAGGTACTTTTACATACTACACTTATGATGTAAAAGGGAACTCAAGTTTAGAGCAGAATATCACTTCCTCAACAGAGAACGGAACTACTTTCTT